CCTGACCGGATGTTGTCGGAATGCCCGACCGGATGCGTCGGTGTGCGCAATCAGATCGCCGAGACCGACACGGGCCTGACCGTGAAGGGGCGTCTTCTGATCGAGGACGTGGAGCGCGCCCGCGAGGTGCGCGCCATGGTCAAGGCGGGCGCGGTCTCGGGCCTGTCTATCGGTTTCGTCACCAAGGACGCCAAGCGCGAGGGCAAGGGCCGTCGCATCACGGCTCTTGAGCTTCATGAAATCAGCATTGTTGCGGTCCCGGCCCATCCGGGGGCGCAGATCACCTCTTTGAAATCTACCCATTTGCACAAGGACATTTCTGAAATGGAAAACGAAGAAACCCCGGCACAGGTGCCGGTGATCGACACGAAAGCCTTCGACGAGATCAAGGCTCGTCTGGACAAGATCGAAGCCAAGAACAATCGCCCCGGCGTCGTCATTACCGGCGTTCAAAGCCCGGTCATGGCCTCTGACGAGGTGAAAGGCTTCACCGACTACTTGCGCACCGGCGACCGCTCGGGTCTCGACACGAAGTCGCTCGCCTATGGTGCGCCTTCGACCGGTGGCATTCTGGCCCCCGAGACCGTTTCAGCCTCGATCATCGAGAAGATCGCCGAACAATCGCCGATGCGTGGCCTTGCCTCGGTGATGGCGATGGGTGGCCCGCTGGTGCAACTCCCCCGGCTGGTGGGCGAGGTGACCCCTGCACAAGTCGGTGAAACCGATCCGCGCCCCGAGTCCGAAGCGAGCTTCGAGCAGATCGACCTCAAGCCCTTCGAGATGGCGGTGATCGTGCCGGTGACGCGCGTTCTGCTGGAAGATGCGCAGATCGACCTCAACGGCTACCTGGGCAATCACGTTGCCCGCCGCTTCGGCCAACTCGAAGCGCAATGGTTTGTCACCGGCAACGGCACGACTGCCGCCGAAGGTGTGATGACCGCTGCGGACGTGGCCGCGCACGAGGTGCAGACCTTCGACTCCGAGGCGCTGGTCGATCTGTTCTATGGCCTGAAATCGGCCTATGCCCGCAACGGCGCGTGGATGATGAACCGCAAGACCATGGGCATGATCCGCAAGCTCGCCAACTCCATCGGTGATGGCTTCTGGCAGCCGGGTCTCGCCGCCGGTCAGCCCGCGACCCTGCTGGGCCGCCCGGTCTATGAAGCCCCCGACATGGATGACGCCGAGGCGGGCAAATCGCCGATCATCTTCGGTGACTTTGCCGAGGGCTACACCATCGCCGACCGCACCGGCTTCACCATCATGCGCGATGAACTTACCGGCGCGGATGATGGGATCGTGAAGTTTCGCGCCCGCCGCCGTGTCGGTGGCCGGGTGACGCTGCCCGAAGCGCTGGTGAAGCTCTCGCTCGCGGCCTGAGCCAATGCATCCGCTCGCGCGTGAGGATGAGGTTGTTCTGCGCCACCCCGGTCATGTCGTGGTGCTCCGGCCTTCCTTGCGCGCAGCGGTGACTCTTGAGCGCCTGCACGGCGACTGGTCGGGGTTACTCCTTTGCCTCGATCAGACCCACCTTGCGACAGTGCAGGCGCTCATCAGGGCCTCGGCGGTCAATCGCAACGCTGCCGAGGCCCTACTTTCCTCATTTCAGAACTTGCCCATTCGAGAGATCAAAGAGGCCGTCATAGGGCCTCTCTCTGATCTTATGGCGCTGTTCCTCGCTCCGATGACCGAAGAGAGGGCAGGGGAGCCGAAGCCCACCAACTCCAAGCCGAAGCCGTGGTCGGACGCCTATGCCGAGCTGTTCCGCTTTGGCACCGGTTGGCTCGGCTGGACGCCTGCGGATACCTGGGCGGCAACGCCCACCGAGATTGCCCAAGCCCTAGAAGGCAAAGTCGCGATGATGATCGCGATGAATGGTGGCCCCGATGAGACTGACGGCACTTCCAGCCGTAGAGACCATACAGGGGCATATTCTTCGGAGCGCCTGAAAGAGATCGACGAGCTGGGATATGACCCGGCCTTTGATCGTGCGGCGCTCCAATCACTGAAAGCAAAGCATCAATGAACACAATTCACCTGTATGGCTCGCTCGGTCGCGAGTTCGGCACCGGCTTCAAATTCAGCATCACCACTTTGAGCGAGGCGATTGAAGCCCTGCGCGCCAATTTCCCAAGTTTCTTCGACTTCATCCGCAACAAGCATTTTCGATTGGTGGTCGGTAAGAGCGAACGCAAGGGCTTGGAACTCGAAGAGGCGATGCTGCCCGGTTTCAAGTTGGGCAAGCAGGATCTTCATATCGTTCCGGTCACGAAGGGATCGAAACGTGGTGGTCTGGGCAAGATCATTACCGGGATTGCGCTGATCGGCCTTTCGATGGTCACAGGTGGCGCGGTTGGTGCTGCAATGGGAACCTCGCTCTGGGGCGGCACAACTGTTGGCTCGCTGGCCGGTTCTATCGGTGTCGGCATGGCGTTGACGGGCGTTGCCAGCCTGATCGCGCCGGAAATGAGCGCGCCCGACGACAAGAAGTCATTCGCGATGAGCGGCCCCCAGGTGACGACGCGCGAAGGCTCAATCGTTCCGATTGCATATGGCGAAGTCATCACGGGCGGCGTGCTGATCAACGGCTCTCTCTCGATCAACAAGAAAAACACCGACGAGGGCTGGACCGATGGTCTCAAGACCTCATGGCTCTCACTGCAAGGTAATGGCGGCACCACGAAGGGCGAGAACTGATGCCTCGCCCGCCCCATGTCTGCACCTGTGGTCGGATCGTTCCCCACGGCGAGCGCTGCGCTTGTCAGATCGCCAGCACCCGCGCTCGTAATCGCCGCCATGATGCGAACCGCCCGACCGCTGCGCAGCGTGGCTACAATCACGCATGGCGCAAGGCGCGCTTGGAGTTCCTGTATTTCCACCCGTTCTGTGCCATGTGCGGCCAGTCCGCGACCTTGGTCGATCACATCAAGCCGCACCGGGGCGATGACCGGTTGTTCTGGGATCGCACGAACTGGCAGGCGCTGTGCACGAGTTGCCACAGCAAGCACAAGCAACGCGAAGAGAGCGGCCAATGAGCGCGGAAACGCGACTTTGGCAGGCGGTTCTTTACCAAGCTGTTGACGATGCGATCCACGGCGCTGCGCTCGGTGGCTCTGTGACCACGAAACTGCGCAGCATCGAGGAAGCTCGCTCTTTCCTCACGAAACCGAGCCGCGATCTTGATCTGGTCTGTTCCTCGGCTGGGTTCGATATGACTGTGATAGTGGAGCGTATGCGAAAACTGATCGCCGACGCTCCGCCCGTGGAAGAGCTGATCGCCGGGAAGGTTGCGCGCAGAATGGCTGAGCGCGAAGCGAAGGAGCGTGCAGAGGCTATGGCGAAGCCGAAGAAGACCACGGCTGCGCGCTGCCCAAAGGCTTTCGAAGCGAAGGTGTCTCAGCGCTCAGTCGAGTAAATCGTTGAGGTTTGGCGGATCTACATCTTTCAGATTTTTCCAGATCGCAACGCAGAATTCATACCAACGCTTGCTCGTGCCAAGCGAGACATACTTTGAGGGAACATCTCGGGCCTCTGCGATCTCTTCCAGCGATTGACCGTTGTCGAGTGCTTGCAGGTCTTCGCGTCGATATTCCAGTGGATAGATAAGTTCCATTGCGATGATTTCCGCGAGTCCTTCAGAGTCAGTTTCAGGTGCGGAGTCGTCATCAAAGATGACACCATCTTTCAGGTGCCGGATTGTCTTGCACGGATCTGGCTGGAAGTCGCCAGATTTGTCGATCAAGACGTGGCACATTTCTTTAACCGCCGAAAATCGCTTCCAGCTCGGGGTCTCTTGCGCCATTACATAGACTTTGCACAGCTTTCCATCATCAAACCGTTCGATGAACGCTCTATGGTATCTGCTTTCGTAATTGACTTCGACCTTTTCGATCTTCGTCTCGGTCAGAAGTTCGATGATCTTCTGGATATTCTCAACGCTAACTTTGCCGTCATCGCCATCGGTGTGCATCCAATAGTAATGGTCGACTCGTTTCGCCGCATAAAAGGCGTTCGTGATCTTGATGAGTGTGTCAGACATTAAAAAACTCGGAGCCTAGCTTGGGGTTCCTAGCTAGGCTCCGAGACGTCTTTAGTCAACCAAGTATCAAGTGGTCAATGTGCCGTGAGACTTACACTGCCTTCTTGAGGCGCAAATCGCCAAAGTCCAAGGGATTGATTTGTTTTGCTTTGATCGCGCGATGGATCGCAACGAGGTCATCCTCAACTTGCGCCGGGCTTCCTTCATCAAGGTTCTTGTGAAGGAACTTCACGTCAACCAAGCCTGCGTCACGCTTCTCTTCGTAGAGGCGCGCGATCTCGGTGGTGGTGTGGTCATACATTGTCCGCCTCCTAAATGTAGTGGCCTAAAGGCCTTTGACAGTGTCTCTCGGTCTAGCAGTGACCAGAGTGGTTTGATTGTTCACAACATAAGTAACCCGCATATGCGGCTTTTTTTTGACATGGCTCTTCCGGCCCTTGTTCGTTCTAGTGCAGCGTTGAAGCTATCTTCGCCTCTGCGCGGCCCCGAGCTCGAAAAAGATTCCTTGTCAAGCTCAAGTCGTTCTTTACATGCCAAGACTACCACAGCAATCCGATTCGCGCACTATTTTTTGCCGACTGCCACGGTGCTCCTGTAAAGTCAACCCTGAAGCGCCGTGGTTTGATTGGTATTTAGGTGTGCTTTAGCGGATTGCAACGGTCTATGGCGGTGATTTCCTTCCTCTCACGTCAATTTAACGTTGCGATGGCTCCGAAGTTCCGCCGGAAACATTAAGTTTCCGTGAAGCGTTCGAAGGTTGCTGAGTGGGGGCGGAACGATATTTTCGCGCACAAGACAGGACCGGCGGGGGGAGGTCCGCGCACAATCTGCGCTAAATAACTTTTTGAGGCATCGTCCTAGTTGCTAACTTTGCCGTTCTCGATCCATCGGGGCAAGAATCCCTTAACAAAATCGAGGATTTGCGTGTTGAAGTTCGTTGGATTCATCATGGCACCGGCGGCGGGGTAACCAATCGTATTCATCACCAATCGCGTTTCGTCTTTGCGTAAAATTACCGTTCCGACGAAGTAGCCCAGCACGCTTCCACTGCATCGGCCGTAAGATGACCGCTTCCCGCTGACGCTGATAATAAGCACAACGGGATTCTTTCTGAAAAAATACGAGGGGTCGTCTTTCAGCATTGCTTCCCGATCGACCGTCTTGAAGCCGACCAGCGCAAGCTGATCCGTCGCGTATTCTTTGACTTCCCCTAGGTTGGTCCAGCAGCCGTTTTCTGATCCATCTTGAATCTCGACCCATGCGCCGTCGAAGTCTGTCGGTGCCCACAATGTGTCGTCAGCTATAGCGCTGGTGCAGGTCGTGGCAGTTATCAGTGTGGCGAGCGCGGAAATTATAAAGCGTTTCAATCGGAAGCCCCTCTAACCCATCTCCGAGGACTATACCTCGCGAAGTCGTGAGGGCAATCGGCCCCGGCAAACATGGGACGAAGAGCGCCCGGTTCGCCGTTCATATTGCCTCTTCAAAGCTCGGCGGACTGTTGCTATAATGCAACAGTATTTCCTTTGACGAGTTTCAGTATGTCTGCCGTTTCTGTTCCCGAGCTGAAGGCTCAGCTCAACCTTGACCATGATTTTGATGACGCATTGCTAGCCCTCAAGATCGACGCCGCCGAAGCCTATGCCGCGAGTTTCATCGGCACTGCCATTCCCGAGCCTATCCCGGCTGCGATCCGCCAAGCGGTGTTGATGCTCTCCGCACATTGGTATGAGACCCGCGAGGCCGCGATGGTGGGCGGCTCCGCCTATGTTGTGCCGTTCGGAGTGCATGACCTCCTGCAAGCGCACCGGGCTTGGGTGGTCTGACATGGCTCGCGATCTGGACTTGAACGCGCAGGCCGCTCGGCTTGCCAAGCGCCTTGAGGCGATCCCCGGTGCGATACTCGAAGCCGTGCGCCCGGCAGTGGTGCAGTCTGCCGAAGAGCTGGCGACAATGGCGCGCGCCCTTGCACCCGAAGACGAGGGCGATCTGAAAGCGTCCATCTTTGTCACGCCACCCGGTGCCGAGACGCCCGCCTATGCAGAGGGCGGCGGGAAGCGCAGGGCAGGGGCCAATCAGGCGCTTGTCACGGTGGGCAATCCCGAGCAACGCCACGGGCATCTTGTGGAGTTCGGCACTGCCCCGCACATCAACGGCGGCCAGTTCGAAGGCACGCAGCACCCCGGCACCGAGCCGCAGCCGTTCCTCTTGCCTGCAACCCGGTTGACGCAGGATCGGGCCAAGCGCCGGATCGGGCGGGCTATCGGCAAGGCCGTGCGCGAAGCGGCAAAAGGGGGCAACGATGCTTGACCCCGCTCTTGCCTTCCAGACTGCTATTCGCGCCACTCTGATCAATGCACCCGAGGTGGCTGCGCTGGTCGAGGCGTCGAACATTCGCGCCGGACAGGTGCGGGCCGAACGGTTGCCCTCGGTGGTGCTGTCTGATGCGCGCACCGAATACCTGGGCCGCGCTGCCGGGGCGCAGCGTCTCGCGCGAGTCTATATGACGCTGCATGTCTGGGCCGTGGAAGATGGCCCCGATACGGCCCGCCAGATCGGTGCGGTGATCTTTGATGCGCTTGAGTTCGGCCCGGCTGATACCGACGAGCTGAGCGTGGACGAATGGCACGCGCCGAGCGTCGTTTGGCTGCGTGACCCGAAACCCGAGCTGAGCCTGACGCATGGGGTGATGACCCTTGAAGCTGTCGTGCGGTGGAGGGTCTGAGCGATGAAGTCTGGAACACTGACGAACTTGATCGAGCTGCAACGCGAGGCCGAGACGGTGAACCCGTCCGGCTCGGTGTCGAGCGAGTGGACTACCTACGCGACCGGGCGGGCCGAGCTTCGGCAGGCCGGGATTTCCGAATTCCTGACCGCTCAGACCGAGACCACGGCACAGAACGCGGTGTTCTTGATCCGGTGGCTGCCGGGAGTGTCTATCGCAGATCGCATACTTCACGATGGCATCGCTTGGAATGTCGTGGCGATTGCCGCGATTGGGCGCAGACGTGGCCTTGAGCTGCGGGCGGTAGCGGCGTGAGGCTATGTTAACTGAAGCCACAAAGCTGCTTTACCTCATCCGTAAGCATGATGACGTCTTTTACTTCGCTGAGTGCGTCGCACTGGCGCTTGGTCAGTTGATCTGCTTTCTCTTTCGTAAGGTCATAAGTCTTATAAAGATACTTAAAGTAGATTCTTTCTCCTGCTCCGAGCCCCATGGCACCGAGAAGAATACCGAAAAGTCCATACTTCAGCCGGTCGCTCATCTTTTAAAAATCCTTTCAAAATCAATGCCTCACTCACCTATCGATTGGCGGCTAGAATGACCAGCACCTTTTTGCGTGGTATCAAGCCCAACCTCTCGTCCGACTCCGAAGCTCTGACCAAGGCCCCGTCGGTGCCGTCCTATTTCAGCGCCCAAGCCAAGGCCGAGTGGAAGCGGATCATGCCGCAACTGATCGCTCGCCGGATCATCACGAAGGCCGATTTGGCTGGCGTCGAAGCCTATTGCTCGGCGGTGGGTATGTGTCGCCAGATCGAAGAGCAGCGCGCGGGCGGTCTGATCGACCCGAAGCTCTTCGGCGTCTGGAACCGGGCGGCGCAGACCGCGCGCCAACTCGCTAGCGAATACGGCCTCACGCCGACCTCGCGCGCGCGCATCGGTTCGGCGGCACCCGATGAACCCGACGCCGACGACCCGCTCGCGGTGTGATCATGGCAAGCACCTATCCCGAGTGGGTCATGGATAGCTCGCCGATTGACGACCCGCTCGGTTATGGCGAACGGGCGGTGCAATTCCTGCGCCGCCTTCGCCATCCGGCCAGCTCTGCACCGAAGCGCGCTTTTCAGCTCGCGCCGTGGCAAGAGCGGATCGTTCGGCGCATTTACGGGCCACGCAACGCCGATGGCTCGCGCGTGGCGAAGACGGTGTTCTTGATGATCCCGAGGGGCAACCGGAAGACCTCGCTCGCGGCTGCGCTGGCGCTGTTGCACTTGCTTGGGCCTGAGAAACTGCCCGCCGGACAGATCATCTTTGCGGCCAGTGACCGCGAACAAGCAGGCATCGGCTTTCGCGAGGCTGCCGAGGTGATCCGCTGCGACAAGCGCCTTGAGGCCGTGACGCGCATCTATGACGCGCACAATGCCCCTAAGGCGATCAAGAGCGCCCTCGATGGCTCGACCCTCAAGGCTGTTTCCTCGGACGGGCGCGCACAGCATGGCACGACCCCGACCTTCATTCTCGCCGATGAAATCCATACCTGGCAGAGCCGTGACCTCTGGGAAGCGCTGCAATCGGGGATGGCGAAGCGGGCAGGGGGGCTGACCGTGATCGCGACGACTGCCGGTCGCGGGAACGAGGGGCTTGCCGCCGAGACTTACAACTACGCGCGCGGCGTGGCGCTCGGCCAGATCGTGAACCCCGAGTTCCTGCCGATCCTCTTCGAGCCTGAGCCGCGCGACGATTGGGAAGACGAGGCCCTTTGGCATCGGGTGAACCCCGGCCTCGCACATGGCTTTCCTGATCTCGAAGGTCTGCGCTCGCTGGCACGCAAGGCGAAGGATAGCCCGAGCGAGCGTTACAGCTTCGAGCAATACAACTTGAACCGCTGGCTCGGGAATAGCCGTGATCCGCTTTTCGACTTCGAGACCTATGACGCCCGGTGCTTTGAGGATGACGAGGAAGACCTTGAGCAACTGCCGTGCTGGCTGGGCGTTGACCTGTCACGCTCGGGTGACCTGACGGCGGTGGTGGCCGCGTTCCAGCACCCTGACGGGCAGGTGACATTGCGCCCGACGTTTTTCGTGCCGGGTGAAGACCTCAAGGCGCGCGCGGATCGTGACGGGGTGCCTTATCAGCAATGGGCCGACGATGGTCTGATCCGCCTCTGCCCCGGCCCGATCATTGACGAGGGTATGGTTGAGGATGAGATCCGCGAGCTGTGCGGCCAATTCGACGTGCAAGAGATCGGCTTTGACCCTCACCTTGCGCAGCGGCTCATGCAGCGTCTCTTTGATGACGGCCTGCCCGTGGTCGAGGTGCGCCAAGGGCCGCTGACCATGGGTGCCGCCGGTGCCGACCTTGAGCGGATCGTGAACGGCAGGCTTGTGCGTCATGACGGCCACCCGGTCTTGCGCCAGCACCTCGCGAGCGTGGTCGCGGTGCGCACCGATAGCGGGCTGGTGAAGATGCACAAGGGCCGCAAAACCGACCGCATTGACGGTGCGGTCGCGGCTGCGATGGCGGTCTATCGCCTGACCCTCGGGCAAACAAATTTGAGTAGCTACAACGCCCCCAGCTCGGGCGGTCTCTTTGTGTTCTAGTGTGAGTGTTTTCAATGAATGACGTTACCCTTCCCGGCCTGATCGTTCCTGTCGAGGCGCGGATCGACAAACTTGAGAAGGCGCTGAAGCGTGCCAGCCAAGCCCAATCGCGCGCGGCCCGCCAGATGGAAGACCGGGCGAAGCGCTCGGCGGATCGCATGGCGAAATCTTATGAGGGCTTCGGCTCGAAAGCTGCGGGCGCGCTGAGCAAGCTGCCGCTGCCCGGTCTGGGCGTTGGTCTCGCGGGTCTGGCCGGTGCCGGGATTGGGGCGGGTCTCGGTATTGCTGCCGGTCAGGTGCGCGAGACGGTGCGCGGAATTGCTGAGATCGGAAACGAAGCCCGCCGGGCCGGTGTCGCAGTCGAAGACTTCCAGCGCCTCTCTTATGTCGCGGCACAGAACCGCGTCAGCGTGGACGCTCTGACTGATGGCCTTAAGGAGCTGAACCTGCGGGCCGATGAGTTCGTGCTTACCGGCAAGGGATCGGGGGCTGATGCGTTTCAGCGGCTCGGTTACTCTGCGAGCGACCTTGCCAAGAAGCTGAAAGACCCGAGCAAGCTCTTCCTTGAGATCGTCGGGCGCTTGGAACACCTCGACAAGGCCGCGCAAATTCGCATCGCTGACGAGGTGTTCGGCGGGACAGGCGGCGAGCGCTTTGTCGAAATGCTGGGCCGTGGGCAGGCCAGTATCTCGGCGATGATGAGCAAGGCATCTGTCTTGACCGAAGAGCAGATCGCCAAGGCCGACGCGCTGGACCGGCGCTATACGGCGCTCACCGAGAGCCTTCATCGCGGCTGGCAACGTGCGGCCCTCGGGGCAGCGGATTTCGTTGCGCAGGTGATGAACCTGCGCCTTGAGGGCGACAAGCTCGCGGCCTCGGACTTGTTTCGCAACGCTGCGCAGGCCCCGCAAATCCTCGGCCCCGGCGTCAGCGCGGCCCTTGATGGAAACTCGCAGGCCGTCGCGGACAACGCGCGCGAGATCGGCGACTTGTTGGCGCTCTATGAGCGTTTCGCGGCGAAATCGGATGCGCTCGCGCCTTACTTGCAACGGCTCAGCAATGAGCTTGCGAACATGGGCGACACGCAGGCCGCCGATACGCTCTTCGAGACCGCAGGGGCGATGCAGCGCCTTTCCGAGAAACTGGACGCGGGCGAGATCAGTGCGGGCGACTTCGAGAGCGTGATGGCCGATCTGATCCGTAAGGCGCAAGACGCCCTCAGCTCGGTCAGCGATCTGGATGACAACCCGACCTTCACGAAGGTCATCGCACGTCTTGGTGACCTCTGGGATGCGCTCGAAGGCGTGCGCGCGAAAGCTGCCGAGGCCCGCGCAGCTCTGCCCGGTGGGTCACTTCCGGTGACGACCGGGACTGGCCTGACCGTCGATCAGATCGAAATGCCGCCCGGTGAGTTCGCGCCGACAAGTTCGCCCCGTCCGAAGCCTGCGCCGCCGATGATCTCAGAGAACGTCGCCACACCGAAGAAGGGCGGCGGTGGCGGGCGCGAACACGACAGCTACGCCCGCGCCGTGGCTGACTTGCAAGCCGAGAAAGCCGCGCTGGACGCCGAAGCGGTGGCGTTGGTGGCGGCGGCTGCGGGTGGCAAGAAATACGGCGATGCAATCGAATTCGCCCGCAAGAAGGCGGAGCTTCTGGCCGCTGCCCAGCGGGACGGAAAGGCGATCACGCCCGAGCTGAGCGCCGAGGTGGATCGTCTCGCCCAAAGCTACGTCGAGGCGGGCCGCAGGGCTGAGACTGCCGCCGAGAAGATGAAGAAGATCGAGGAACGCGGGCAGGCGGGCGCTGACGCGCTTTCCGAAATGTTCACCTCGGTTCTCAGCGGTTCCATGTCTGCCGAGGAGGCCGTTGCCTCACTCTTGATGAAGCTGGCCGAAGCGCAGCTCAATCAGGCGTTCCTGGGGCTGTTCTCGGCGGGTGCTGGTGGCGGGTTCGCTGAGTGGATCGGGGGCCTGTTGGGCTTCGCTGATGGCGGCTACACCGGTGACGGTCACAAGTTCGCGCCAGCGGGCGTGGTTCACAAAGGCGAATACGTCCTCTCGAAGGCTGCGACCTCGCGCATCGGTGTCGATAGTCTCGACGCGTTGCACGACGCTGCCCTGCGCGGATATTCCGATGGTGGTCTTGTGGGCGGTATGCCGGGATCGGCCAAAAGCCTCACCGGATCGGGCCGCAAATCGGACGCACAGGTAATTTCCATTGCCCCCTCGATCACCGTGAATGCATCCGGCGGGACGCCCGAAGCGAACGCAGACCTCGCCGCCCAGGTGGCGCGTGAGACCGAAGCGTCGATGCGGGCGCTCGTTCAGCAAGAACTGGTCAAGCAGATGCGCCCAGGTGGCATGCTCCGGTGACTCAATAGGAGGGCCGTAGAGCGGGTTTCCTGTCTGGCCGGTGGGTGTGGAGTCGGAAAGACCGAAGGCGACTCCTAGGGGCCTCACAGAGTCTCAGCGGGGCTGGCACGCCTAGGGGCGAGGGATTAGCCGGGGAAGAGAGCGGGCGAAGCCCACGATCTGACCGGGGGTAGGGTCTGACGAACCGAGGGAGGGCTTGGGGAGACATTCTGCACGTAACGTATTATATCTAAGTAAGAAACTAAGTATTCTTAGCCCACATTTCCCAAGTAAGGCGCTGATTTCGCTGTCCTGACCATTAT